CCTAGGGAGGTTGCTCTACGTTTGAAGTATTCACTTACATTAACGAACTGAGCGACAGCTTCAGCGCCAACAACTTGAGCTGCCCCAGCTAGGAACAAATCAAGTTTCTGTAAATCATTACCACGACCTAGTGCTTCAACACCTGTAATGATAACAGGGTTCACCACATCTTTAGGCATTTCAGGTAACGATTTCTTTTTCTTCATAACCACCATCAGTCGGTTGACCATAGGCATCTGAAGTTCTGTACTAAGTAGAGAATAGAGACCACCAAGAGCAGACTCTAGTTCAATACTTAACATTCTTATTTCTTCAGCAGTCACACGTTCGGCTTGGCGAACAACTCCTGAAGTAAGTAAGAAGGCGTGTCCAAGTCTATCTTTAATTTCTTTGATAGTTTCTTGGGCAACGCGGAAGTCATTAAATTTATTAAGTTGTAGAACCGATACGTCTTGAGCATTACCTTGGGTGATAGCACCATTAGGTGACTCAGCTAGTGTCCTTGCTCTGGTTGTACCATTAGGATTAACCATGAATAGAACCTTGGCTGCTGCTGCGCTACCTTCAACGATAGCTTGGGTAAGGGTCTCAAGGGACTGAAGGTCACCGAGATATTCTTCTACATAACCTCGACCGTAGTCTTCACCATCAACGCGAGTAAAGCGAAGTGGTATGAATGGGTTCTTGTCGAGTTTGTATTTACCTTCAGAGGATGGGATACGAATACCATTGATGTCTTGATAGACAAACCAGTGGTCACTCTTACGGCACACTGCTGTGTAAAGATTGATAGCCTCGTCAGCACTTTCTCCTTGGACACCTACGAGTTCTTTTAACTCATCGGACAGTGACATATAGGAAAGGGTTTCCTTGGTGCAGATGTATAGGGTATTACCCATAGCATCACGCTCAACACAATAGCGGTCTAGGTGGAACACACGCATACCGCCATCATCAGGCATATATAGCAACGCATTACCAGCAACAATAAGATGCTTAAGTGCTTCATGGATAGCAACGCGATAGGTCTCACGACTAATCTCATCCATCACAGAATCTTCTACTTGTTGAAGTCCTGCTTCGATTTCAGACAATACACTTGCGTCAGCACCTTCGGCTGCCAAAGCATACTTGTCTATGTTAAGTCTAAAAAAGGGGGCGTTAGGGGGAAGGAGTGCAAGTAATAGTTTTGATGCTAGGTTGTTAGTTCCTCTTGCCCCAACGCCCTGAAAGGGTGTCTCTAACCGTGAATGAGAACCGAAGCCCTCATCAGGCATTACATAAGGTAAAGTTAATTTAGATGCTTGTCTGGCTCTGTCTAGGTATTGATATCGCTTCCCCTCAAGGGAGGTGTATAAGCTTTCGGCAGATTTGTTACTCATAAATATATTAGTCCTCTTCGACTTCTAGGGGTGAATAGGTATCAACAGTAGCGGACACTTCGGACTCGTCGAGGTCATACTCAGAAACATCTAAAGCCCACATACCGTCAGCCGTAGGGACTGGCTTAGTCACCCAGCGTGTTATTCCTCCAGTAGTCCAGTGAGCAAAGTTGCGGTCTTTACCTTCTTCGTCGGCTCGCTCTAGGGCGGCTTCTTCGCTTGCGTATATTAGATACATTATGATATGTCGTATTGATTTTTAATGTTAGCTACGATGGCTAGGTGATTAGCTGTTTCGTCAGAGTTGTAGATAATAGCTTCACGAATACGCCCGTTGAATAAAGAACCACTTGATGCCCTTAATTTTCCAAGAAAAATTGTATCAAGCTCTCCTGATGTAAAATCACTCCCGTAATCACTGGTATTTTCAGATAAAGTTCCACCTAAGGCTCCTACCTTTGTAGAAGTTTGACCTGTTGTTACACCAAAGGTTAGTCGAGTTGTTCCACTTACGGATGCGCTTGTTGTAACAGAAGTTGTATTTCTAGCGTTTACATTTGATACCGTACCTCCTTCTATTATACCAAAATTAGTATTACCAGTAGATGCACTTGAACCCATTGATACAACAGCAGCTCCACCGCTATCCCTTACGGACGCTTCAAATATTGAAATGGTAGAACCCATTCCTGCCACGGAATCAGCCTGCAAAAACTGCGACCCATCAAAGTCAATAGCATTGTCAGCAACCAAAGAACCAGAACTTACAATCTTAGGTTGGCTTCCCTCTGTTGGTTGAAGCGCATGATGCCCATTACCTGACTGGTCATACCATTTGGCTACGAAGCCATCATTACCTGCTCCAACCCAAGCTGTGAGCGTTCCATTAGATACTTCTTTGGCTAAGAAGGCTTGCTCTCCCCCGCTAGAACGTCTTACGTCAACAACCTTGTTGTTGCCCGCTTTGTCATTGAGGTCACGTAGGCTGTATGCTGCTGCTGCCCCACCTACTACTTTACTTAGTAGTGGACGAGACTCACCCTTACGGTCTGAATCTATTACTTGTGCTGTGCGGTCTACTGTGACTGTCTCTGGGGCAGGAGTAATGGTTACAATGCCTGTATTGGAAGGCTTCCAAGGTCTGTCATCGGTCTGTGTTCCATAATAGGTTACCGTGGGGTCACCATCATTAACATCTCGAAAAACCCAGTCTATGTAATCCCCTTCTGAGTTGTAGCCTCCAGATTCAATTCGCCCATTACCTCCTTGTTGAAGCCAGATAGCCGCTGTACCCACGCCACTCGTAGTGTATTTTCCATCAAGGTCAGCGTGTCCCGCAACGGTTACTTGGATTGAGGTAGTGTTGTCATCCAGCGGTTTACCCGTCACCGTCATAGTTCTTACACCTGCAAACCTATCACGATTAAATGTGAAAGGTTGACCGTTTACCGTTAGGGTTCTATCTGCCATTTATATTAGTAAGAGATATTTGCACCTGTGCCGCTAGAGCCAGTGTTGACTGAAGAGCGACGAATAGTTAGAGCAGAAGTACCACGCTTCCTAGAGGAACCACTACGGTTCTTAAGAGCTTTGTTCTCTACCGTCTTAGCTGTCTTAGTAGGAGGGGGAGGAGCAGCGGGTGGTGGAACTGGGTCTGGGACTTTAGGGGCTGACATGCACATGATATTATTCTTTCGTTAGGATGTTTTCGTTTTGAATCTCGAATTGATGGGTAAGAAAATTAATGACCGAGCGTTGTCCATTATGAAAGTCAATATCTCTTAATGACTTACTCGTATCAAAATCTTTTTGTGGGAAGTTTTCGACCAAAGCTTTAAGTATTTGTGGATGTATTGGGGGAAATGAGTCAGCCATAATTACCTTTCTTCTTGGTTCGATTCTTCATATTCCCTCTTCCTTATGTCATCTAACGACTTAGGTAACTTACCATTCTTAATCCACTCTTCGGTTTGAACAAGACACATAGCGTTCCAAACGATAGCACCTGCGTGGTCTTCACTCTCATCTCCTTCGATGAATTGCCATAGGTGTCTATACAAACTATCTATATATCTACTTAGTGGAATACCCTTAGTCCAGTTGTCACGACCATACTTATTAGCCCCATCTTCAAAGCGTTTAGAGGCAGCTCGTAGTGCATCTATGGGTAACAACGAGGGCATCCCTTTTCCCTCCATCGCATCTCTCACTGCGCCTGTGTCAAACTCTGAGCGTTTACCGCTGTCAGGTAATGTTACTTTCTTGGTGTCCATAGTTTTATCTTCTTAGTTTCTAAGTTATAATTTTGTTTCCGTAGGATATAGGCTAGTCGTGCTGTGAGTAGGGCATCATCTTCTGTGAGGTCATGCTTCTTATACTCATTAACGACAGTCCTCCACGTAGCACCATTCTTAGCTAGTATCTTTTCTGCAGTCTTGATGCCGACACCCTTGAGACCCTTGTATCCATCAATAGGGTCACCCGTAAGTGTTTGTATAAGATGAAAGCGGTTAGCCTTTCTTATACCTGTAGTAGTAACCTCGTCCTTCAGGTGGTTATACCAAGTGATAGGGAGTGTGCCGAAGTCCTTGTCACCGCTAACTGCTATGGTATCCTTGGGGTTCCTAGTGCAGAGAACACCGATGAGGTCATCAGCTTCTAAGTTATCTACAATCAACCCATTATGGTAGTCATACATATAATCGGTCAACGCCTTGATACACAACGGCTTACGTTTAGCTGAACGATTAGCCTTGTAGTCTGGATAGAGTTCCTTGCGGAAGTTTGTCTTACTACTAATACAGGTGATGTAGTCAGTAGCTTTTAACTTCTTCATGATACCCTCAACGAGTTCGTCTACCTTTGCAGTGGCTTCTGCTTCCGAAGAATGGAGTGTCCATATATTGTCATCCCATTTAGTTTCCACCTCTGATGAAAACGCTGCGCGATATATAATCATATCGCCATCTATCATTATTGTTTTACCGCTCATATTTCTTTTTTGAATGTTTCTAGTTTGGTTATAAGTTTGACTAAGTGAATACGTTCTAGGTCTAGCTTACTAAGATTCTGCTTAAGCTCATCAATCTTAACTTCTAACCCCAACACAATAGATTCTTTTACTAAGTGTTCTTTAGCCATTAGTGTGTATCCTTCCAGTTGTTTCCTACTTTATATTCACCATCCAGAGGACACTTGAAGTCCAAGTCATCACCTGCTTTGTTAATTGCTTTGACGAATAGCTCTCCAAGAACTTGAGCATCCTTCTCGTCACAACTAAACTGCACCTCGTCGTGAACATTAGCGTGCATCCGATAGAACGCTGGAGCTTCAGCTACGAAGTTCACTAGGGCTTGTTTCATTATGACTGCACCTGCTGACTGCAACAGTAGGTTAAGTGCAGAATGTGCTGAACGGCAGGGGAGCTTACGTCCGTCGAGACCTGTGAGTGAACCGACTGATGTGACCTTAGCTTCTACTGCTGTTACTAACTTGCTGTATGCTGGAAGGTTCTTCTTGAAGTTACCCTTGAGGCGCTTGCCTTCCTTAGAACTACCACCAACAATGGAACCAATCTTGGCATCACCTGCACCATAGAGTGTAGCATAGATGAAAGTCTTGGCTTGGTCTCTTGTCTCTAGTCCTGCTGCTTTTTGATTAGCTGTATGGATGTCACCCTCAAGGATAGTCTTAGCATACTTGCCATCATCCCAAGGGTATAGATAATGGGCAAGACATCTTAGTTCTAATCCACTAGCATCACATCCTACTAATACTTTACCCTCTGGTGCAGTAAACAATTCTCTACACTCACCACCATAGGGACTACGGACAGATGGGACTTGAGCTACGTTAGGGTTCTGATGAGTGCATCGACCACTGATAGCACCATTAGTATTGATGCCTCCATGTATCTTACCCTCACGCTCTAACTTAATCCATGCTTGATTACCTTCCATGAGTTGTCCAAGTCTTTTTGAGATAGTCAAGAACTGTAATAGCTTAAGAGACTCCGCAGTGTTAATCTCTTTAAGAACACTTTCGTTTATAGCAGGACGCTTACCATCAAACGCATCAGGCTTCCATCCTTGCTCCATTAACCTAGCAGATATTTGGTCACGACTGTTGGGGTTGAATGGAA